TAGCGATCTTGGCGTAAGCATTGATCAGGGCGTACGCAATACGCTTGGTCCACAAGGCTGGACTCTGGCTGCTTTGATGGCTGCTGGTTATTACTACGCACCAGAGATCGGGGCTTATGTAAGTTCAACGACTGGTGAAACAGTACCTTTGGCTGCTGTATCTGATGCTGGCGCAGTAGCGACTCCAGTCACTAGCGGAACAGTCACAGCAACTCAACTCCCAGCACTTGGTACTACGGCAGCAGGATCGGCTGCTGTACCTGTTGCTGAGGCTTTAACTCCTTTATCTCCAGTCGTTCCAGCATTGAACTCAACAACTGCATTGAGTGCTGTTGCGCCAGTAACTGCTGAAGGTGCTGCTGCTGGCGGTCTAGGCTCTACGCAAACAGGATTACTGCAAGGTGCTGGAAATCTAGCAAGCAACGCTCTTAACTGGGCTACGGCTAACCCATTGCAAGCAGCAGGTTTAGGCTTAACTGCTGCCAAGGCTTTAAGTGGAAGCACGCCAACATCGTCTACATCAACCACTAGCGTTGATCCAGAGATCAAGGCAGCATATCTACGAAACCTAGAAGAAGCCAGAGCAACTGCTGCTGGTTTAGCACCAAAGCAGTTTGCTCCTTATGCTGAGTACAACCTTGGAATGGTTCAGCAGTACATGAACCCATATGAGCAACAAGTAATCCAAGGAACTCTTGGAGATATTGAGCGTGCTCGTCAAGGTCAAATATCTGCTGAAGGTGCAGCAGCCACAGCAGCTAAAGCCTTTGGTGGTTCACGCCAAGGCGTAACAAGATCATTGGTTGACGAGGCAGCACTACGCAACGCAACAAATGCTGTTGCTCAACTGCGGAATACTGGCTTTGCACAGGCTCAGAACTTGGGTCTATCACAGCAACAACTCAAACAGCAGTACGAACAGCAAAAGCTCGATGCAGCTCGCAACTTAGGTCTAGAGCGTTTGAATGTGGCACAAGGCGCATTGAGCTTGCAACCAGCAAATATCGGTAGTTCGCAGACAACTCCTCTGTACCAAAACACCACAGCATCTGCTCTTGGCGGTGCATTGGGTGGCGCAACATTAGGCAAGTTGATCGGTGGAACGGCTAACCCTGAGTATGCTGGCTATGGCGCTGGCATTGGTGGTTTGCTCGGCTTGATGTAAGGATTTAAAAATGGCACTCACAGACTTTGGTGGTTTACTCTTTGGTCAAGGCGGTACTGGTCTTGAGGACTATCTCACGCCAGAACAGCAAAGCAACATTCAGCAGCAATCAATGCTTCAAGCAGCATCTGCTTTGCTTTCTGCTGGTGGTCCAAGCCGTCAGCCGATCTCTATCGGTCAAGCGCTTGGTGGTGCTCTGCAAGCAGGTTCTCAGGGCTATCAGCAAGCACAGCAAGGTGCAATTCAAAACCTATTGACACGCCAGAAGTTAAATGAAGGTGCATTAGAGCAAGCCAGAATGCAAGCCTACCTTAACGCTCTTGCTGGTGAGTCTGGTGCTCCAGCCGTAGCAGGTCAAGGCGGTATTCCAGCAATACCTATGGGTGCTGGTGGAGTGCCTCCTGCTGGTTCTGCACCAACTGCAATGCCTATGGGCGCTACAACTCCACAAGGTGGCGGTGGAATGTTTGCAGGTCTTACTCCAGAGCAAAGAAGAATTCTGCCCTTAATGAAACCAACTGAGGCTATCGGTGAAGCGTTTAAGGCTGCTGGACAAAGAGCTAACCAGTTAAGCGATTCAGAACTTGCTGGTTTAGGTTTACCGCCAACAACGCTTGCGTACAAGATGCCTAACGGTGAGACGAAGATTGTCTATCGTCCTGACTATCAGTACATTGAGACACCTTCTGGTGGTAAGCAGTTAATAGACATGAACAATCCACTTGGCATAGTGCCTAAGCCTGTGCAAGATAGGGTGGCTGCAAGTGGGACAGTACCTAAGCCAACTGCTGGCGCTCCTACCTATGGTGGTGGTATGGCTCCAGCATTAAAGCCTGAGCAGATTATGACTACGGTGGCTGAGTGGGATAAGAATTACAGAACACCAGTTGAGACAGTCCTATCAAGTTATAACATCGTTAAGGACTTGGTGACTACGGGTCAGGCTGGTATCTCTGACTATGGTGTCTTGATTAAGGCGATCAAAGCACTTGAACCAAACTCTGCTGTTATGCAGGGTGAGGCACAGTCTGCGCAGCAGATGCAAGCCATTGCAGACCGTATGCAGGGATTTGTTGACAAGATTTCTGCTGGTGGTGTAGGTAGCGATCAGGCAAGACTTGATCTTGCTAACTTAGCCAGATCAGGCGCAAAGATAGCTATTGAGACATACAACAAACAAGCAGATCGCAAGTCTGCATTGCTTGGTCAATATGTACCTAAATCAGTTATTGATTCCACATTCCAGAAGTATCAGATTCCAGAAGACATTACTTCTAAAGTAAAAATGGAAGAGGCAATGAAGGCTGGAATGGCGCAAACTCCTCCTGCTGCTGGTCAGCAAATGTGGCGCTTTGAAAATAATAAATGGATATTTAGATAAGGTGGTCTTATGGCAGTCGAATTTGTAGAAGGTTTTGGACCAATAGACTTCCCAGAAGGGATGACGCAAGCGCAAAAGATTGACGCTCTGTCTAAACTTCCAAAGCCTGAGACGCAACGCATTAGACAATTCGCTCAGGGTGCGACTATGGGAACTGCTGACGAAGCAGAAGCCCTAGTCCAGTCACAGCTCAAAGGTACGAAGTACGAAGACGAACTGTCTGCTATTCGCCAAAAGATGGCGGTTTACAAGAAAGCCTATCCAGTCGAGTCGGCAGGTTACGAAATCGGTGGTGCTATTGCACCTGCAATCGTTGCTGCACCATTTACTGGTGGTGGCTCTTTAGCTGTTGGCGCTGCACAGGCTTCACCAGCATTGTCTAGACTGATGATGATGGGTGGCGCTCAAGGCGGTATTACTGGCGCAGCAAGCGCTGAAGGCGATCTATTGTCACGCGCTAAGGCTGGCGCAGTAGGTACTGCTGAAGGCGCTTTGATCGCTCCTGTGGCACAGCAAGTCATTAAGGCTGGCGGTGCTTTGATCAATGGCGTGATTGACGCAACCCGTCGTCGTGTTGGTGATCGTGGCGCTAAGGTCGTGGAGACCGAGATCAATCGACTGGCTACTGAATCAGGTCTGAGTGCTGACGAGATTGTCCAGAGAATCTCTCGCGGTGAGATCATGGCAGAGAACGCAACATTGCAAGACGCTGTGCGTGCCTTTGCGCGTGGCGGTGGTAGCGCTGCAACTGCACTCAAGGAAGCGCTTACTCGTCGTCCTCCAGCTCTTCGTGGTCAAGCCATGAATGAACTGCAAGCAGGACTTGCTGGCGACTTAGACGAAAACATAATTAGGTCTTATCGTTTGGGTGAAAAAGAGCTTGGTAAGTTAGAAAAAGATTTGTATACAGGTGCTTTTAATTTAGGCGGTGTCGTCAATAAACCAATGCTAGATTCTGCTTCAGACGCAATAAAACGCGCTCCAGAGGCAGGTAAAGCCATCAATGATGCCTATCAGTCAGCGACTGGTAAAAAGCCATTCTGGACGATTACACAAAGTGGTGAAGTCAACTGGAGTCGCACGCCAACATTACAAGACATGGAGATCATTCGTCGTGGCGTTGACTCTGCAAAGAACGCTGCCTATACTGGTGGTTTTGGTGAGGTTGGAAAAAACTTAGGCGCTGCCGAGAATGCGCTTCGTGCTCAGTTAGATAGTTCTTCTTTGGCTTTAAAGACTGCACGCGATACATTTGCTCAGAATCGTTTAGCGTCTGAGTCATTCGATGCTGGTCGCAAGGTATTTACAAAGAGTGCTGACGAAGTTGCCTACGACTTTGAAAACTTAGCAGCCAAAAGCGAAGGCGCTGCCAAGGCTTTCAGAGCTGGTGTGATGGATGCTTTGCGTACTAAGTCAACTCTTGGTGGTCGCAAAACAATGATGCAAAACATTGTTGATCCAGACACTAAAGAAGGTCAGGTTCTGCGCACACTATTTCCGCAAGACGAGTTAGACAGAATGCTTGAGACCGTAGGTCGTGCGTCTCAGTCCCAGAAGGCTGCAACTGCAATCCTTGGTGGATCGTCCACAGCACCAACGGTCTTCAACCAGAACCGCATCGGCATGAACATCTCAACCGAAGAGGTTGCTGGCGCTCTGTCTGGGAACATTGGAAGTTATGTCTCTTTGGCTAGAAAAGCCTTGGCTAAGTCTTCACCTAACCTGACAGATGAGCAAAGATTACAGGTTGCTAAAGTCTTGGTGTCAGAAGACCCTAAGTTTGTGATGAATGCACTCAACGATCAGGGTGGCATCAAGATGCTACAAGACCGTGTGGCGCAGTTATTTGGAACAGCACAGCGCGTACTGCCTTCGGCTGCTGCAATAACTGCTGGAAGCTATGCACCAAACATCTCTGGTGGACTTTTAGGGAAATAAGACGATGGCACTACTAGACGAAGAAGGCGCAGCATTTGGCTATTACCCACAACTTCAGCGTCAAGCTGCAAGGATGCGAGCTGCTGCGCAAGGAAGAATTCCTGAGAACTTACCAGACCCAAGGACTTATGGGTTTATAAGTGGTTTGCTTGGAATATCTCCAGATGAACTTGGAATGAGTGTTCTTTCTCCAAATACGCAAGCAGCAAAAGAAGCTGCGTATTACGGTTACCAACTTGGCAATGCATCTCAAATTGCGCCTGTTGTTGTACCTGCTGCAAGAGCAACCATGAGTGGTGTTAAAAGTCTTGGTGAAGAGATGGCAACAAGAGTTGCTACTGGTCAATCAATATTACCTAGCTTGTTAGAAGAACCTCCAATAGCAATGTTTGCTGCTTCACCGACATCAGCACGACAGGGCGTTGGAAAGTCTAAAAACAGAGTTGGCACTACTGGTCAATATGTTGGTGCTCCACAAGGAATAGACAGCCCTCAAAAGCTCGCAGCAATGCGTGCAAATTACATGAAAGATGTAAATCAAGGTATTGCTGGAAGATACTGGTACGACGATGCAAGCAAATGGATTTCAGAAGTAGCGCCAGAAAATAGAAGTCAGGCTATTGCAGATGCTATTGGCGTGTCTTCGCAAGGTACTGGCGTTGACTCTAATCTTGGATTTGCTGTTAAAGGTATCAATCAATTTGCTGCTGGTTTACCTGTTGAGACTGGAAGATTTCCAAGCAATCAGTCTCCATTGATTCAAAATGCACTTGCTGGTATACAGCAACACCTTGGTCCAAAGAGACAGCCCTTTGCGTCTAATTTAAGCGTTGAGTGGAATCCATCTATGGCTCAATATCCAGTACACGATATTTGGCAGGGCAGAGCATTTGGATACAAGACACCAGAAGGAAAACCTTGGGATGCTGGATTTAGCCCACAGCAGCACGCATTTATGGATCAACAAATGGTTGCCATACAGGATCAATTAAACAACGCAAAGGCTGGTGGGTTTACAGATTGGAATCCACTTAACACGCAAGCAGCAGCATGGACTGGTGCAAAAATTCGCTCTGGCGATTTACTTCCATCTGATGCTGCAATGCACTATGGTGATTTTTCTCCTAAGTATCAGGCTATGGCTACGCATGAGCAAGCTACTGGCGCTGGAATTGGTCAAATTGAAAATTTATTGTCTATGCCTTACGAGGAAAGACTTGCATTCCAAAATGCAGTACCTTGGACAGACGCAAGAGGCAGAGACATGATTTATGGTTCTGGCGGTTTACTTGTTGAACCATCAACAAAAGCAGTCGGTGCTTACACGCCAAAAGCTACTGGTCTTCTTGAAGTAAATCCAGCAGAAGTTGCAAGACCTTTGGTGCAGCAATCTGGTGGTGCAATTATTCCAAGTGATGCACAAATGCTAAACATTGGAGAGTCATCACGCGCTTACATTGATGCGCAAAATGCTGGTGCGTGGCACAAAATAATTCCAGATACGCAAACTAGTGCTGCCGAAAGAAACAGTATAAATATTCCATTGGACAAGAGTCCTACTCCAGAGCAGATGTCTAAACTAAGTGAGTTGGCAACGCAAAATGGTATGTTTGCTGTCGATACTGGTAAAGGCGTTAACCTAATCAATGACCCATATTCAAATATAGGTAAGTCAAGAACTGGTATTACTTTATCAAAAGAAATAAAAGGTAATTTAGGAACAACATTAAAAGATGTAATTGGAGATACAGGTCAAAGAGTAAAAATAGAAACAGGTTACCAAGACTATGAAAGTCTTTGGAAAGATGTAGGAAAAGGAAAAGCTACAAAACAGTTCTTAGATACTCTAAAAACAAATGAGCAATTTGCGCAAAGCATTGAACCAGCATTACAACAAAAAGCGCTTGCTAATATGCAGCGCGATGCAGAGTTTGCAAAACGAACTGGCGGTAAAGTAAGAGACGATATACAAAAAGCCAGAGAAATATTTGCAGCAAAAGGAATTGCTGGTCTTACTGCTGCTCTGGCTTCTGGGGTTGTTCTGGCTGAACCTGCTCGCGCAGTTCTTGATCCTTCGCAATTACAGTAGATCGGTGGTTGGCTGAGGGGAATGACTTAACCCCAGCCATTCTTCTCATTTGAGCAGCTTCTTCTGCCGCGGTAAGGTTTACCGCAATGATCTCGGTGAAACCGTTAGGGTGTGTGATGTATTCGTATGGCATTATCTTTCTCCATAAAAAGCAGCAATCAACGGGTCACGCTTGACCTTGCGTCTTAGTTGATTCTGCTTGGTTAGTCTTCTTTCCTTTGCGTCTGCATCTTCTTTGGCTCGGTGCTTACGCAACCGTGAGCTGCTGCTCACAGGCTCTGGCTTATCTGCATCGACTCCAATCCCATAGCGGTACACAGCAGACCATTGTGTCACACTCGTCTTACGCCACGACTGGATGTGGACTCTGCCTTCTTCCCTGAGCTTTTGGATCATGTCTCTGCTAGACCTGAGCGTGCAATGGACAAGTTCAGCCAGTTCGACTGATGTATATCCCTTTTGCGTGATCAGGGCAATAAGTTTAGGTAGTCTGCTTGATCTCATTGCTCACGCCTAGATATTTCGCGGTCTAAGTACCAACGCGCTTTCTTCAAGTCTTCTATTGCGTCGTTTTTATGATCTGCACGCAGCACATACTTGATGACATTGCCTAAGCAAAAGTTCATGTGTTCTGTGATGCGGATCACCTCAACACCAGATGGGTGGCTGTTGTAGTGTTTGGGTTTATTTACATTGTCAGTCATGTGATGGTTGTCATGTGAATTTTTGCAATTAACTCTACATAATGGCGTAAGCGCAAGTCATATTCAGTGAGCAATTTTCTTAACTCATTGTTTTCTGACCTCAAGTGCTCAACCTCTGTTTGAGATATTAAGACCTTAATTTCTAAGTCGTCTTCATAATCCAACTCCGAAAAGGCTTTATCTAGTTTTTCTTGATCCATGTTTCACCTCTTGTTTAAGAAGAGCAAATTATCATAACCTATTGATTTATTTGTCAATTAGGTCACAAATATTTAATCTTGTCAGCATCTAATACTCACCATGCAGATAAAGCGCGTTGATATTCGACTCGATTCGGTACAGATGAGATTGTCTGTACTTCAAAGAAAGTGCCTACCTTTTGATAAACCTTATGACACGACTTCTGGATATTGGTGGATTGCTGTTAAGGATGGCGTGGATATTGGTTTCGCAGGTCTTGTTCATTCTTCTCGCTGGTCTGATTGCTGTAATCTTATACGCGCTGGCGTTGTACCTGATCATCGTGGACAAGGGTTACAGAAGAAGTTTATTCGGGTGCGCATCCGACAAGCGAAAGCTCTCAAAATGAATTGGATTGTCACTAGTACCTATGACAACCCAGCATCGGCAAATTCACTTATCTCTTGTGGTTTCAAAATGTTTAATCCAACTAAGCCTTGGATGGCAAAACACACAAGTTACTGGCGATTAAAACTGGAGTAGTGATGACAACCCCCAATATTTCTGATGCTGAGTTTATTGAGTTGTGGAAAACACACCAATCTATTGCTGCCGTACACAAAATCATAGGGGGTAATATACGAACTCTTCAGAGGCGTAGAGTTAATTTAGAGACCAAATATGGTCTGTTAATGGAAGCCAAGAATCCACATGGAAGACCGCCAAAACCTCAAACTGCGTATGAACGCAAAGAGCTTGGCATATTGAATGGGCAAGTCATTGTGTTTAGTGATGCTCACTTCTTTCCAAACATACGCACCACAGCCTTTAAAGGTCTTTTATGGGCGATTAAAGAGTTTAAGCCGTCAGTTGTGGTGGCTAACGGAGACAGTCTAGACGGTGCAACTATCAGCCGTCACCCATCATCTGGCATTGGTCCGAAGATGCCAACTCTCATTGAGGAGCTGAAGGCTTGTCAAGGGTTCATGGGGGAGATCGAGGAAGTGGCGAAACAAGCAAGGCACAACTGCAAGTTAATCTGGACTTGGGGGAATCACGACGCAAGGTTTAATGCTCGTCTGGCAGCCAACGCTCCAGAGTTTGCCAAAACCTATGGGTTTAAGTTAGAGGATCATTTCCCAGCTTGGGAGTTTGCTATGTCGGTCTGGGCGACTCCAGATGTGGTGATTAAGCACCGATGGAAGGGTGGAACGCACGCTACTCATGCCAATGCCAGCCTAAGTGGAAAAACTATGGTCACTGGGCATTTGCACAGCCTTAAAGTGACACCTTACGCAGACTACAACGGCAACCGCTATGGCGTTGATACTGGTACGCTGGCGCACCCAAATGGACCGCAATTCGCCTACGGTGAGGACAATCCCCTAAATCACCGTTCTGGTTTCGTAATTCTGTCATTTTCTGAGGGGAAACTGCTTATGCCAGAGATCGTCCAAGTATGGGGAGACGAGGGGCAAGTTGAATTCAGAGGTCAAATTATCAATGTCACTTAAAAGGATTTGTATGTACAAGATAGAAATTTCATTGGGCTGGGAAGAGAAAGTTGTTATCGAAACCGACGACTTCAACAAGATCGCTCTAATTCAAGAGTTCATTGAGTTGCAAGAGGGCTGCGGTTGGTGCGAAGATGAAGAGGATGATGAGTTGTCATTCACCGACGAAGACGGCAATGTCTGGTTCTACGACGAAGAACTCGACGAGTGGATCGAGTGGGTAGAAGACGAAGAAGAAGACGAAGAAGACGAAGATCAAGAGTAAAGCATATGCCTCACATCGGACAGAGTTTCTTCAATACTTATTAAAGTTTGTTTTTCAGAAACATCATGTTTTGTATGTGAGCGCAATGCCTCACTTATTTCGACTAAAGCCATCCATGCCTCATCAGCGTGGATGGCTTTTTTTGCGTCGTCAATGTTGTCAAACTCAAGAATTATCTTCATTTATCTAGACTTATATAAAGTACGGCTGCGAGTGCTGCGATGGCGATGACACCGCCAATACCTAGCAACACAATGATGGTCAAGATTGATTCAAACATTTTTTACCTTTCTGTCCCGATCAGGACATTTATATCACTTAAGAGTGTTTTTGTGCATTTATTACCCTAACGGGATATTTTTACTCATCGGAAGGTTTCACTTCTTCAGCAGACCAGCAGCGCACAAACCATACATCCCCGTACTCTTGAATTAGTTTTTCTGGATAACCTTTGCTAATTATCCAGTCACGCATCACGCCATCGATGGCGGGGTCATATATGGCGGGAAAGCCATAGCGCCAACCTTCTGGTGGGTCAACCCATATCATGTGTTTTTCTCCTTTGGCTCATCAAAATCAAACCACTCATGTATTTCGTTGAGTACTTCAGTCACGATTGACTGGTTAATGTCCGATTCACTTGGTGCATCGTTGTACTTGTATGCTCTTTTGTGTCCAAGAATTACTCCGTCTAGGATGCACTGCTCAAGTAGTTGTGTAAATTTTGGGGTCATGTGTTCTTTCAACTTGATACTTAAATCGTCTGACTTGATACTTAAATCATGCAATAAGTCCAGTGGATTGGACAAATTGTCGTGTTTTTGTTCATTATGGTGAACATTGTTCCTTTTACGCCACAAACTCATGCTGCCTTCTCCTCAATAACGGTTGCTCTTCTGGCTCTGATCTCTCGCTCCACAAGGTCTAAGGCTTTCTCAAGCTGTCCTATGGTGCAGACATCGAGCTGTGCGTCATGCACTTCGTAGGCATAGTTTATGTCTGTCAATTCCTGTGCCTTGGCAACAAACCTGTCGTCACGATTGATACCGCGACGAGATAACTCAAGTAAAGAATTCTGACCCTGCTTTACTTCTGCAATGTATTCATTCCCTGTTCCAAGGCGACAGAGCGCTTCGGAGACATTAAGGGCAGCAATGATAGCGTCCATGTCTTCACGGCTTGCCTGACCTGTTCTAAGGGCTTCCAGACAGCTATGGTTCTTGATCTTCAAGTCTAGCGCAACGCTGCCTGTATCGCCAACGAGACGCAAGCCCTGAATAACATAGGTTAATGTGTCAGCGCGGACTGGTCTCGGCTTGTACTTTGACTTCTTGCGTGTCATTGGTGGGCGACGATCTCAAGTTCTAACTGCTTGACGCGCTCGGTTAATTCCTTAACGGTTAACTCTGCGATCTCCAGCTCGTTGCCGTGAGCGCGTTGTGCCATCTTCATTCCACTATCGTATCCAAGCATTGCACCTTTGTGGGCTACTTCGCTTACCAGCTTGGCGATGTCTTGTGGCGACATGATGCGTGCCTTGCCTTCAGATGCCTTCAAGTAACCCAGAACGATCTCTTCGATTTTCTTTTGAACTGACATATTAGTTTCCTGTAATTAAGAGAGCTGCAATGATGCCGACAGATACGCCAGCAAGGAAGATGAACACGCAGTCAACAAGTCTTATTGACTTGTCTTGGTAAGGTCCATCGACTTCTAAGTTTTGTGTGTAATTTTGGTGTTTCATTATTCGCTTTCAGAGTTAAACATTACAAGGGCTTCTTCGCAGATGTGATCCACGATGGACTGCATAAGAATGTGGGCGATGTCAATGTCACCACAAAAGGCAATGACAAGATTCATGCAAGCTGGGAAGTCTGGCGCTTCCCCGTGGTTTAGTTCTTCGGGTTCGTGTTCAAGAAAGCAGACGAGCGTGACCCCTTCTACTTCGCACTTAAATCTGAATAAAGTTTCTAGCATTTTGTTTGCTCCTTTAATAATCTTGACCAGCGCGCGCGGGTTGTGCGCCAAGGAATTGGGGGTTAATTGGTGCGTTGTGATTCCAAGTTTTGTCTTGGTTCAAGATGGCTAATGCTTCTTTGGCGCTTGATGCCTCATAGTCACGGCAGATGGCAAGCTCGATGCCGTTGTCATACACCGCAACCCATGCACCTGAGACGGTGCAGTTAAGGCGTGGATTGAACTTCTCTTCTTGGCAATAAACTTCTACGATTTTCATGTTAGCTCCTTAGCTTCGGTTGTTGATATGCCGATCATACATTATTTGACTCAGTAGTCAAGACCATACAACTTACTCAACTATTACCACAATACAATAGACCCTGACAGGGTGTAGTTTCCCTGTCTGCTGTGCCTCCTTGTCTCCGCATGGGGTGCAGTTGCCTTGATAGGGGCTGGGTGACAGGACTCAGCCCCTTTTTTTGTCTGTCTTGTTGAACTAGTCAATTCTAGGTTAACATACTCAGCATGAACTACATAACCGAAATCATTGAACGCGCTGACAAGGCGGGGTTCAAGATGTCCGATATATGCCGTGAAGCTGGCATAGATCAGGCTCAAATGTCTCGATGGATAGCGGGTCATACAGTCCCACTTATCACCTCAATCGAGAAACTTAAAACCGCCACAGATCGCTTGATCGCATCACGGGTCGAGGCTCTGGGGGTTAAAAATGATTAGACAACTTGGTATCGATGTCGGCAACAACGGTGCTATTGCATTGATCGTTGATGGCGTATTGGAGCGCGTCGAAGATATGCCAATCGTTGAGATCAAGCGTGGTAAGACGACAAAGCGCCAAGTGTCTGCGCAAGCATTGGTCGGTTTATTGAAGGATATGAATGCTACTTGCGCAGCAGTCGAAGCCGTAGGTGCTCGCCCGAATCAGGGGGTAAGTTCCATGTTTAGTTTTGGGCGTTCTTCTGGTGTCATTGAGGGTGTTCTGGCAGCGCTCCAAGTACCTGTGACTTATGTCCAGCCAGCAGTCTGGGCAAGGACTATGAACAAGGGCTACGGCAAGGACGCATCACGCCATCGCGCAATGGAGTTATTTCCAGATAAGCAGGAGTGGTTCAAGTTGGTTAAGCACGATGGTCGCGCTGAAGCTGTGCTGATTGCAATGTGGGGGTTGAAGCAGTTATGAACGACGACGAACGCAACACAATGCGAGAGCACATTGTTTGGTTAACTCAGGAGCTGGAGACAACACGCAAGCAATTAAAGATCAGGGACGATCTTCTTTCAGAGTTACTTGATCCAGATCAACTAGGTCACGCAGTCACCAATGAAGTTCGCGGTCGCATCTACACACTTTTGCACTTACAGGAAAAAGAATAATGATCAAACTACGCCCATCGGCAGCTACACGCTGGCTCTCATGTCCTGCATCTGTGAGGCTTTGTGCAGACATCCCTTACCAGCCAGCAGGAGAGGCTGCGCAGATCGGTACTGCAATACATGAGGTGGCTGAGACTGCATTCCTTACTAACTCTTCTCCCCACGATTGGATCGGTAAGACGGTCAAGGACATTGTGATCACCGAGCAGAACGCTGACTTTGCAGCAGCTCATGTGAACCATATCAGGGACTTGGAGTTGCGTCTTGGCACGCTAAAAGTCGAGCAGTATGTGACGGTGTACAAGGACAAGGACATTGAGCTGGGCGGTACTGCCGATGTGGTGGCATGGAACGACGAGAAGTCAACGCTAGTAATTGCGGACTTAAAGACTGGCAGAGGATATGTGGACGCTGACTCAGACCAGATGAAGATATACGCCATCGGTGCGATGCGTCACGCAAAGATTGAATTCAGCAACATCGAGCTGTCGATCATTCAACCGCACCACGGTGAACCCCGTACACACAAGATCACATTTAAAGAACTAAACGACTGGGCAGCGAATAGATTAACTCCAGCGATCCAAGCGATCAGACAAGGCGATACAGAACCCACACCGACAGAAGACGGTTGCCAATGGTGTCCTGCAAAAGCAATCTGTCCTGCGCAACGCAAAGGCTTTGAGGTTATTGCTGCCACACCAAACCTTGCGGTTATGACTAAAGAAGAGATGAAGTCAGTGGTGGTAACACTATCACCAGAGCAGATCGCAGACTTGCTAGAACGCGC